ACACTCAAATAGTTGTTCTAAATTATTTTCTTCTAATAACTTTGCCGATTCTTCTTTAAATAAGTAAGAAATACTCTGTTTTCTTCTCATCCAATCTGCGTATGTTCTTTCTCCAGAATTTATAATTTCACCTATCCATAAATTTTTTGGATTATCTGTGGTCACAAAATTTGCTAGTAAAAAATCAACTATCTCACCATCGGAATATTTCCTTGATGTTTTTTCAAACCAATACTTATCTTTTCTCTTATTAAAAGATGATATTGTAGCACGAGATTTACCACCATATCGAAAAAAGTCATACTTACGGTTAGTAAAATGACTTTTCATTGATAGATATGATTGGTAGGTTTCAAATGGAGTCACTTTCATCTTCTTCCTCTTCACTATCTAATTCTGTAATTGAGTCCACAGGTACTTCTGCTTCTCCGATTCGATACCAATGTTGGTCAACACCAATACTATCAGGTCTGACACCCAAGTATTGTAAATCACGGAAAGTATGCTCACGAAGCATCGCTTGCAATCTCCAATGAATTAATTCTGATTTTTTCATTATAAAGGCAGTTTTGCTCTTGATGTAGGTTTCATAAAATTAAGACGGGTCGCATCCCATTTTAATCTTTCTTTTAAAGGTTTGGATATTAACTTCGATACTGATTCTACCTCAATATTGTTAGTTTCGCAATAGTAACATATTGCATCAATATAATTGAAGTCCTCCTCCTCGGCAACAATCTTTTCGATTTCCATTGCAAATTTTGAAGGTGTCAAGAATTTATTCTCGATTGCCTGTTCTAGTTCTTTATTCGGTTCCATAGAGTTCCAGTTTATCTTGAATAAATTTGTTAATGTATTCTCCGAGGAGTTTGATGTACTTTGCTTTGTTGTATTCTTCATAGACGATGCATTCTCCATTTTCACAGGACATAATAATTACTAATTTTTTAACAGATATACCCGTTAATTCATATAACATACAACCGTATGCCATACACTGGACAAAGTAATGTTCAATCCAGTCTCTTGGTTTTGGTTTCTTAGAAGTTTTAAAGTCTATTATCGCTAATTCGTTGTTGTATTCCGCAATACAATCAACAGTTCCAGCAATGCCAAGTTGTTTACTATAGAGAGCACCCTCTAAAGCGTAAATATTATTTATATTATTAATTTTCTCCTTGGCAACCTTAAACAGAAAATCTGATATGGGAGGAACTTTTGGTAACTCCTTATCATTATATAGATGATGTTCAGTAAGGGTATGAAAATTAGTTCCACGGGTAGTTGCTGCCTTAGTAATTTGGTCTGCCACCTCGTTACCAACTCTTTTTCTCCAATCTAAAAATATCTGTTTATTGAAATGACTGGTAACAGATGTGATTGAAACTAATTTAATTAATTCATCTTCGTCAGGAACAGAATAGTAGCGTACACCATCTATTGTTTCCCTTTTTAATTTTGGAAGATCAATATCAACATGATTAAACATTAAAGACCAATATCAAGTTTTGCAATAATATATTCTTTGACAAGTCCAGAACGAACTATATCATTGATACCAAACTCTATTATATCAAAAGATGGCATTTTACGCAATATGTTAAGAAAATCATGTATGCCATTCCTGTCATTTGTTTTAACCAAATCAGTTTGACTAGCATCTCCACAGAAAATAATACGACTATTTTCCCCAACACGAGTGATAATAGAATCTAATTCATGAAAATTTAAGTTTTGAAATTCATCTACAATTACAATTGCGTTATCTAGAGTTGTGCCTCTTATAAAAGATGTACTCCAGAATTTAATTGTCTCTTGTGCTTTCAAATTACCATACAACATTTCAAAATCAGCATCAGTTGGCATTTGAAACATATATTTTACCATATTTTTATATGGTATTTGGTAAATATCTGCTTTATCTTCGTGATCGCCAGGTAAAAAACCTATTTCACGAGTTGATACTAGAGAGCGAACAAGATAAATTCTTTCATATGGTGTTGTTTCATCTAATACATCTGCAAGAGCATTATACAGAGAAATAAATGTCTTTCCTGTTCCCGCTGTGCCATAAGCAACTAAATGTTTATCTTCTGAGTAAGAATCAAAAAGTTTCTTTTGATTGTCTGTGATAGGTTCAATATCAAGAAGGTAAGTATTTCCAATCGGTTTTTTACGTTTCATTTGTTTTGTAGTTAAACCGATACCTATGGGTTGATCCCCATTACTTTTCTTTTTTCTTGGCATTTGATTAAATAGTTTTTACTCTAGAACCAGGTGATTTTGATGCTTTCTTAAGAACATCATTCCAACCTGGTTTACTCTTTCTTAACTTATCTTTCCACTCTCCAACTTCACCAACACCTGGCATTGTAGAGGGATCAGAATAGTCCCTTGACCAATCAGGATTGTCTGATTTCCACTGATCCCATTCTGTGACACTCATCACAACTTCTTTCTGTTCACCAGTTTTTGTATTTACTACAGGGTATGTTGCCATAATATTATAAAGTAGTATAGTTATTTAGACCCATTCGAGAGCCGCAGATACAGTTGGAAACTGTTCGGTAAAGATGGACTTACAAGCATTTGCAATGTCCATATGTTCTTTCTGTGTCCCGTGTCCAGAGCGGAGATCAATATAATGAACCCATGATCTCACACTACCAGACATATAAATTCTAGTAGGTGTTGCTAGTGGTAACACAAATCTAGCACATTCTTTAGCAATACCCTCTCTGAGTAATTCATTATATAAATCCATTCCTTCATTAAAATATTGTCTGATTCTTTCTTGTAAAAATTTAGTTTGTTTTTCTGGAATATCATCAATACTATTCTGACGATTCTTTGTATCCTGTCTTCTTAAATCTGGTAAGGGTATATTTGCGTCTAATAAATTAGTATCTGCGTATCTTTGACTAAATTCTTGAAATGTAAAAGAACGATGTCTCAATATCTGTGCAGCAAGTCCTCTTGTGGTATTAATTTCAAGAGTCATAAATGCTTGTTCAAAAATTGACCAATGTTGATGTTTTATACAGTATCTTAATAGACCCGCATAATTTTCATTATCTTGATTATTAGGATTACTTACACGAGCACAATATGCCATGTGCTTTTCAGCATCGGGTGATACACTTACAAGAGATACGTTCATTTAAATCCTTTAGATGTTTTTTCTTCAATTATTGCTAGTTCATTCTTAGCGGTTTTCAATTGCTCTTTGATCATTTTAAGTTTATCTTCATCATAAAGTTCTCTTTTTTTCAAAAGTCTCTCAAGTAACTTAATTAATCTTTTTGCTCTACTAGTCGGGGTAGCCATCGTCATCTCCTAATATTTCATCATAATCTTGAGATATAGAAGGAGGTGGAGCAACATAAGATTCCACATCCGAAAAAACTTCTGCCTTGATATCATCAACCAATAACTCTAAGTTACGAACCATCAGTTTTAATTTTGCTCTGTCCATAATATTAATGTTTCAATAATAATAGCATAAAAAAAGGAGGGATGCAACCCTCCTGTATTTATTTTCCATATAGGAACTGAACTTCAGCAGTTATGATTGTGAGAAAGATAGCAGATGCTAAACATATCTCTAATGTTTCAATCACTTAAGACTTGTAAGTTCTTTTTCTTGTCTTACACCACGGTAAGTTAAATCGACCTTGTTAGTCTGCTTTGCTTTGTTTCTATCAGTGTCATATACGACACCACGGTATGTGACTTGTGCCATTTGGTTTCTCCTAAAGTAGTTGGATGTTTAAATCCGTTCCTTCAGTCGGCTTTTGCGTCCTTAAAACACATTGGATCTGTGTGTGCAATAACAACTCTTACTATTTCTAATTGCTCAGATTTATCAGGATTATTACGTGCAGAGTCTATAAGTTCAGAAGCATGATCACAATCAAGTGGTGCTCCAATCGCTATTAGACTAAGAAGAATGTGATACATAAGGATGAACGAACCCGTTCCGAGTCGGCTTACTTGCGTCCAATGATATAAGCATCACAATCATCTGACACCTTAGTTCTCAAGTAATCTATAAGATACTCGTGAGCATCAGAGTTAAGATTCTTATCGCTAAGTATCTCAATCCTGTTTCTATTCCATTCTAAACAAGACATTTCCCAATGGGAAGCATTATGTTCAGCAAGGAGCGATGCCAGCAGTGTGAGCTCTATCATTGGATGAACGTTGTGTTTATATTAACACATGTATAGTATATATGCAAGCAGTTCTGTAACATGTGTTACAAAATCCTGTGGCTCAAAAAAATGTCGGAGTTTTTTTCGCCCGATTTTTGGAAGCTAAAGTCGATTTTGGTGGCCAGAGATTACAGGATCATAATTAATGTTAATGTTACATCTAAACTGAGCATTGGTACAGTTAGTACTGTTATGAAGTACTCTTGGATCAAAAAATAACATTCTATTTTTCACGGACGAAAATATTTCATTACCAACCTTAGTATGACCATTACATGTATTCAAAGATAATAATGCTCCTTTATGCTCAAACTCATAATCAATATGAGGTGTATGATGAACTAGGGTATCTGTTCTAGGATATAGATTTGCCTTTACTCTCATTAATTTATCTGCACCCATAGCCTCTTTTAATATGTCTGCAATCCAACCTAACCTAGATCCAGTGTCTCCATAATCATAAATCATATGAACAAAGTAAACATCCTTCTCTTGATCACTGGTAGATCCTGATATATTTTTAACACATCTCCAAAAAGTGTCTGAGCTAAATACAGCCTTTTGAATTCTATAGAAAGTTAGTTTATCTAGAAACTTATCTTCAATCCTCATTTCTTTTTAGGATATAGTTTTGCTATTTTTTCTTTACGAATTTTTTCCTTGTTTCTCTTCTCTTCTAACTTCTCATCCCACCAAGTTACTGGCCACCTTTGAAGTTTCAAAGCAGCAATCCATAATTTCTTACGGGGAAGACGAAAGTATCTCCTTATTATATCTTGGAGAGATGGGAGGTTCATTTTTGATTAGGATAATATACCTGCACAAATGATTCACATTTAGGACATGTAAGATTACTTACAATAGAATATTCTTCTTCACATCCATAGTCTTCGGCATCAAAATCTGATCCCCATATAAGTTCAGTATTACAGTGCCAACAGTTCATTTCTTTTTCTTCTTTCCTTGTGGTGACTTATAACCCCAGAGGTTAGGCTTAATGGTTCCCTTACCATAGTCTATGGATCTCAGACCCTGTTTAAGTTTATCATAGTACATATCAAACAAGGACATCTTAGTGCCTCTTGTAAGGTCATAGCGAACCGAATCCTCGTACACATACTTAACAATATATGCATCATTAGGTGCTTGAGTTGTCCTTATTTCCTCCTGTGTACCATTCTCTACAAGAATGTATGTACCATAGGTTTCAGATAGTTTTTCTATCTCTTCTGTAGACCATATTGATTTCTTTTTAGTAGACTTAGTAGTCGTCATTTCTTATCTCTCCATACAATATCAGGGAATGCTGCAGCAACAACTTCTCTTGTTATATTATAAGAATCAGATAGTCTTCCATCCTTTATAAGACAAACAATCTCTGCTTCAAGTGGATGCAATCCTTCAAGAATATTAATAAACATTGTCTCTCTACGGATAGCATTTAATCTATCATCACCACCCTTTACAAACCTATAGAAGTGTCTGGACTCTCTTCGAATAGTAGTATGACCTTGCTGATCACCTGCACCTAAAGAGAAGTTACCTTTCTCATGCATAGAACGTACCTGATGAGAGAGTTTAGTAGATAGAGTTCCACTATAAGAAACATTCTCATCATAACCAGAGTATGGAACCTCTCCTTCTGGTAGGATAGAAACTATTGCTTCATCAAAGTTCCAGATCAAAACATGTCTCAATGCTTTGTGATCATACTTTCTAAGGACTTCTATTTTTTTAGCCTTAGATCTTTGTCTTGATACTAGATCAAGAATCTCAAAGATAAAAGGATTGTTAGGTAATTCTGGAAGGGTTTTAACCTGTAAGGTTCTCTTAGGTTTAGTCGTCTTCTTCTTCGTCGATTGGGTCATAATTTTCAAAACGTACAGCTATAATTTCGTCTGGGGCTAGGTTACCATTTTCATCAAACATTTCTGGATGAGCATACACTGTTTGAGGTGTTGTATTGTATGAATGCTGTCTCGCCATCCATCCTATCATACCACCAACTAATAATGCAAGTATAGACACTAATGTTGTTAATGTCAAGGTTACTATGGTAAAATCCATTTTACACTCCTATTTTTTAGTTTTTTTCCTTGCCGATAAGGAAAACTCAAAGTAAATATCTATTTCTGTATTCCAAAAACAGATCATCTTATTCCATATTATATGTAAAGGTTTCTTCTTTCTTTTACCTCCCGAAAGCATGAGTTCCACACCACGATTAGTAGTGTTCGTTTTATTTATGTTAGGTTTGGATGATTTTTTCTTCTTTGAGGAATTTGATTGTGTCAATGCAACCTCCTAACTTTTTTCCATCACAGACAACCTGTGGGAATGTAGATCCGTAACCAAACTCTTCATAGAATGCATCTTTATCAAAGTGTTGGCCTAAATTATACACCACATACCTACTCTCTGTCAACTTTAAAACTTTTTTTACCTTGTCGCAATATGGGCAACCGTCTTTAGTATAAACTGCGAAGTTCATGTGTCCTTGAAATTTTTATTTATAATATAGTTACCGATGCACAAGTAATCTAAATCAATATTGTTAAAAGTCTCAACAGCATGTTCTGGAGTCTCAACAATTGGTTGGCCGTTATCATTGAAAGATGTATTTAGAAGAATAGGACACCCTGTTTCTTCTTTATATTTTTGTAATAAAGTAGTAACTTCTGGATGTAATTCCTTATTCACTGTCTGTATTCTACAAGAACCATCTTCATGAGTAATAGCACCAAGATTTTTTCTCTTATGCTTCCGTACAGTCAAAGAGTATAGCATATAATCATTAGGATATGTCTCTTCAAAGTAATCTTCTTGATGATCCTCTAACATAATACCTGCAAAGGGTCTCCACTCCTCCCTATGCTTGATACGTTCGTTTATAATACCCTTGTTTTTCTTAGGTTTAGGATTCATAAGGATAGACCTTGAACCAAGTGCTCTAGGCCCAAATTCAGATCTGTTCTGAAACCATCCTACAATCTTATTGTCTGCAAGATATCCTGATACCACCTCACATAATTCATCAAAGTTATCATACTTCTTATACTTAATATCTCCAAGTGCTTGTTCAATCTCTTCGTCAGTATAACTCTTACCTAATAATGATATGTTATGAGGTAGATTTACCTTCCCTTTATTTTTAAATATACCATAACATGCTGCTCCAAATGAGAGTCCAGTATCATCAGGGAATGGTGGTATGTGTATATTATCTGCAATATTATTCTCATGAAGCACAGAGTTAGCAAGAATATTTAAGAAGACACCACCAGCAAGGCAAAGATTGTCTTGAATATATGTTTCTTCTTTCAACAATTTCATGTACGTTAACATACCTTGTTCAAAGTTATGCTGAAGAAGTTGTGCTTTATTTTCTGGTGTTAGGGTTTCATATGGGCCCATTTTACCTGTCTGAGGTAGAAATTCCATAGCAACCTGAGGCATACCTTCCATAGCAACCCTACCATCCTTTGGTAGTTCTTTTAAATTTCCATAGGCAGAGAGACCCATTACCTTACCACAGAATGTCTCTCTATAATATGGATCAGTTAATTTAATATCTTTATCAATTTTATTAACGTAGATATGATATGCCCACAACCAATAATAATTTCCAAAGTTATTCATCTGAGGAACACCAGGAAAATATTTGAATATACCTTTTCTCTTATTAAAATAACCTAATGAATGATTTTCACAGGCAAATATTTGTCCTACAGTATCAAACAAAACTGATCCTGCATTATCTAATGTAATGAAGGCACCTTCATTATAATCACAAGAAAATACTGTTGATGCTGCGTGACATATGTGATGAGATACTACCTGCACTCTTGCATTTGGAAAATATCTTTTTACTTTTTTTACAACAGTACCATTGATCCAATACTTATAAAATTGTTGGTTAGCCATAGAAGGAATGACTACCAAATCAATATCTTTTTTATCTAAATTACCAACTGATAAACAATATTCTATAGACTTTCTGGGGAAGTTACCATCATATTTTACTCTACTAAGTCTTTCCTCACTTACACTACATATATGGTTATCATCCTTAAATAGGGTTACACTAGCACCATGTGTCCAACTATCATTTACTTCCTTTTCTAACTTAGGATGATTAGAAAGTACAACGTTCCAACCTATAGCACCATAAAGTCCAACAACATTCATGTTAACCAACTGCCTCTATAATCTTATCAAAATCAAAGATGTCTTCTTCTTCATCAACGTATGGATACTCTGCTTCAACACCAATAAAATCAAAGTCAAAGAACACACTGTTAGGTAATTTAAACTTAGCAGGTTTTCTTGCTTGTATATTAGTGTGCATATCCCATCCAAATACTTTTGGACTTGTACCATTCCATAAAACTACTGAAGGCATCTTCAATGCAGCTGCAGCATGTTGCATACAACTATCAATAAAGATTCTTTTTTCACTCTGTAATAATATACTTACAAGTTCCATATTACTCATAGGATCTTTAATAACTTCTACACCATCTAATACTTCACCAGCTGGTTTAGTTATCTGGAAGATATGATAATCCTTTTCATAATGATCTACAAGTTTTTGTGCTAATGCTATAGGCATATCTCTAGCCCATAGATAAGGTCTTTGTTCATTTAACAAACCACCATTGGTTTGTATGACCATGATAGGTTTACCATTTGCTCTATTAGTCCAGAAGTCTTTAGCAATCTTTTTTTGTAGATGATTGAATGTAATCTGAGGCATCTCACCTTTGTACTTCAGACCATACATCTTACTCCAAGTCTGTATCAAAGGTAGTTTTTTATTTACATGATCAGTTGTAAAGTATGGTTCATTAGCAAAGATTAATGAATCCATATCCTCCACATAAGTTTGATAATAATAACTTGTGTTTCCTAATTGATATACTCTATCTACAAATGGAAGGTTCTGATATATTTCTGTATAAACAGCAGTTAATATTAGTTCTCTACTTGGATGATTATTTTTTATACATTTTGCTACTGCTGTAGCTGCAATATGCTTTCCAAACCCACCTTGTACATGGAACAAAGAATATTTTTTAGCCATAATTATGAAAATATATTATATGATGTAGGTGCCTTAGGAGGATTAATTTTAACAACCTCAGGTTCAGTCCAAAACTCTAAGTTCTGTCTATTTCTATTATATAGATCAATAATAGAAGGGGGAAGAACATTGGATGGATAATCAGAAGTCTTTACTATGTCTGAACGAACTTCATGCATATCACTTAAACCATATGTGTTAAGATCATCTTCCCTATATTCATTAGATAAATTATCAAAACTATGTTCGAATGATTCTTCACCTAAGAAATCATAGATGCTATCCAACTCTTTCTGTGGATCGTTTACCAAATCATTATAGTCTATAAAGTGAAATTTGTCACGTTTTTGATCCTTAAACCCATCCATGATAGCATTTAATGACTCATAAACAATACCACTAGGATTTAAAAGATGGTTACAACGTTCCTCGTCATTGATAGGAATATTATTTTTTACTAGGAATTCATCTACAAAATTAATTCTTGATTGGCCTTCTTTAAAAGGATTGCGATGAATCATCTTAAGTATGGATGTTAATATCTCATCAACTCTTCTTACTGGTACAATTATCTTTGGTTCTAGATGTAAGTATCCCTCAATAATTGAGACTCTTGATGTCCATGCACGATTCTTATCAATAATAACTGGTTTATCTATATCACTATACCAGTGATCCATGATTGAACCAACAATTTCATTCACTTGATATGGTTTTGGATACCCATGATATAGTTCATTCTGTAAAAAATTATCATGAGCAGAAACCATCGCACCAAGTACAGGACTTGATGGGCCTGAATAAAATCTTGGATTCTGATTCAAGATAGAAGAAAGGAGGGTACTTCCAGAACGTGGAAGCCCTCCCATGAAATAATATTTTTTATTCATATAATATAGAATTCAATTTTACATAATAACTCTTAGAACTATTATAGCACTATGCCTGTGATTCTGTCCATGATATCCTAGCGGATACTTCTAATGGTGCGTCAGCATTAATTGCAGACGTATCAACAGGTGTAATTGCAATGGTTAATAAGTCAGGCCCGTTTGGATAGGTTCCATCTCCACCTAATATAGCATTACCTAAGTCAGTGATCTGCGATAGATCAAAGTCAGATGTTGCAGGAAGTCTTCTACCACCAGAACCTTCAGCACCACCAGATGCTCTTAAGGAGTAAATTGTAGATCCCGAAACAATCTGATCACCAGCAGCATGTTGAACCAGTTCTGATAATGATGGAGATGCAACATCATTAAATGTTCTGTTACTACTTTGTCCATTCAAGATTAGATCAACAGTACAGTCATGAGTCAACGTAATACCCAAAGACTTCATCTGTAATTGCATTCTGTTAATGATTTCCCTTGCTCCTAGATTACCTGTGAGGTTGTTATCAACAGATGGTGCAAGACGAATACTTACAAGTGGAATTCTTGCAGTCAAGTTATCATCAGAAGCACCAGATGGAGGAGCACCAACACTAACCGCAACAGCATTACCCACAGATGGATATGTTCCAGGTGTTTGCCAGTATGCATATCTTCCTACGTATATGTAAACGTTGAAGTTACCACCAGAAAAGTCAGTATAATCTACAATGTGTGCGTAAGGACTTGCAGCAGTACCATTCAATGTTCCATCTGCGGTGTAAAGTGCAGCACCAGTAGTAAACTTACCCTGATCAGAAGTAGCGAATGGAATTCTCACATAATAGTTTCTCCAATATCCACCTGAATAGGTAAGAGTAGAAGTACCAGCTGTATTAGCACTGTTAGAGTCACCGTTTGTAAACACTAGTGACTTAGATGGAGCAGTAAATAAGTATGCTTTATCATCGTCAAACTTACCATCCATAATGATTGAAGTACCCCAGTGGAACAGTGATGGAACATAAGTTGGAATTCCTTCGTTCTCAATCTCATATCTACCAGCAATGTTACCAGTTCTCATATATGCTTCTTCCAGTCTGTTGTTGTGACGGAATTCATGCATGTACTTAACGTGACCATAGGTATCTTTAAATCCAAATCTAATCTTACCAGCACCGTACCAAGAGTAATCAAGGTAGCACATCTGAATCTTAGTTAGATCTAATAAGAATCCTGAAGGCCCAGTACCATCTGCCCTATCAATATTCCATTCAGTTTGTTGAATTCTA